CACCACTTAAAAGCTATATAGTGCTGCTCTTGAGTATTTACTATTGGCTGTTTGTATTGTTGTTTTTTTAGCATATTAAAACATTCTTATTTGTGATTGATGCTCTTTTAATCTTTTTATAGCAGCTATATAGTATTCTGCGTCTAATTCGCAAGCTGTTAAGTCATATCCTAAATTATGGCAAGCTATTGCTATACTTCCTGAACCTAAATGTGTATCAAGTATTTTATTTCCCTCTTTAGCATAGTTCATTAATAGCCATTCATAAAGTTTAATAGGTTTTTGGGTTGGATGTATTGGATTTTCATTCCATATATAACATCTGTGAAATTCAATCATTCGAGTAACTTTATTAAAACTTGACCACGCTAATTCGCCATCTGACATCGTTAAACCTTGTTGTCCTTTATACCAAAAAACCCAAGATTTTGTTGGTTTTAAGTAATCAGTAAAATAATTGCCACCCCAAATAATTTGATTTTTTGAAACCCTTTTAAGTTCATTAAAATATTTTTCACTTGGAATTGATTCATCCCATTGTTTGATTTTGTTTTTTTTCCTTATCTGTTTATTCGTATTTATTTTTCGTTTCTTTTTTCTTGTTTTTTGTTTTTCAACAACGTAATTTTTCATTCCTAAACCATAAGGCGGGTCAACAATAGCCAGGTCAAAGTAGTTATCTTCATACCTTGCCATTAAATCCATATTATCTTCGTTTGTTATTTTGATATCTGCCATAATTTAAAAAGGTATTTGATCAGTTACTACTGTAAATCTTTGTTTTTTCTCATCTATTTGTTTGTAAACTCCACCAGATCTAAAATCTGGAGCAATGGTAAACATCCCCTGGCTTCCATTTTCTTTGCGTTTTACTTTTTGTATATGAATCTGTACAGCATCAGATTTAAACATAGTAAGCTCTCCTATAGATCTATAAACTGTAACGCAATTAAAAGCCTTATTAAAAAAGTCACTAGATCCAGAAATATCATAGGGAGTAGGTACTTTATAAGTACCATTATCTGATTCCATTTTTCTAGGATGCGCCACTAAAAATAGATGCGTTTTTGTATGCTGGCAGAATTGAGTAATCTTTGAAAGCATTACACCTATGTAGCTATGATCACGCTGTGCTGAGTGATCTAGCATATTCCATGGATCAATGACCAATAAATTGACTCCTTTTTGAAATACTAAATCTCTAAAAGATTGTAAAATACCATCTAGAGTTAAATTATCCAGGTCGATTTTAACAAAATAAAAATGCTCCTCTACAAATGCTTTTGTGTTATTTAATAACTCATTTGTACAGATTTGCTCATTTAGTTTATTTGCCAGGCGTTTTATATGACCTTCATAGGGAAATGATTCTGGAGCATAAAAAGCTGTTCTATGTCCATACTTTACAGCCATATTACAGGCAATCTGATCCACTACATCTGATTTACCAGAATTAGGAATACCAGTAACTACTGTCCAAGATCCTTCAAAATCGATTTTAAAATAATTATCACTATTGCCCAGAGAAATACTATAGTTTTTGATACCATTTTCATTGTAGTTTAAAACATCCTTCCAAATGTCGTTAATATTTACAACTCCCTCTAGTGGGAAATGTTTAGCTGTCTTTAAAACGTTTCTAAGTACCTCAGCACCTTTTTCTGTTAAAACCTCATTAGCATCCTTATAATCGCCAAATTCTATGTATTTACAGCGATACTGTCCAAACCTCCTGGCGAGTTCATTCCTAAGTGCTAAACCTGGCTGATCATTATCAGTACAAAGAATGATTTCTTTTTTATTTTCAAAATATTCCCAGCAGTTATCTAAATAATCTAGTCGCTGGTTTCCTTTAGATGCTCCATTAGGAACTGAGCAAACAGAATAAATACCAGCCTCATGTAAGGATAAAGCATCCATTTCGCCTTCTACGATATAGATTTTATCCATTTCTTTGATATTATCTAAGCCATAGAATATAAGTTCAGCGCCAGAAACCATTTTAAAATTCTTAGCGCCATCTCGATATTTGATATTGATAATTTCACTCTCTCGAAAGTAATTAAAATTTATTGCCTTTCGTTTTTTCTGGATCTGAGGAAAATATTCTATTGATTCTCCTACTTTCCAATGCGATAAAGTTGCTGCTGATATACCTCTGTCGGTAAACCATTTTAAAGTGCGATCTGATAAATCTATGACAGGCTCTGGTGGTTTTATGTATTCCTGTTTAGGTTTAAATTTTACATTACCACTCCAGCCGCAATTATGGCAGTTATAAACTCCCTTCTCTAAATTAATAGATAAACAGGGATCCTTTTTATTTTTTCTAGTGTGCGAGCATTTAGGACAGACTAGCTTTTGCTCTATGGCATTACCTTTAGGTATTATGCCAATAGTTATAAATTCATTTAGTATCATAGTTTGTTTAGTTTGGTTAAAAATAAAAATTCTGATTCAGATAACAAATTTTCTAGTTCTAATACATACGATTTAACTCTAACCAGCCTTAAATTATCTGGATTAAATAACTGCTTTGCTGTAGCGAAACCTTTAAAAGTGTATTCTGGATAGCTGCAATGGAAAAAAGCAAATCCATCGACTTTAGAAATAGAATACTCTGGAGTCATTAGCGGAAAGTTTTTATCAGTAGCTTTTACATCTATGGTTATACCATTCCAGGTGGCATCATAGAGATCAGTACCTTTAATTTTATAGGTATTGCCTATCGAGAAATCAGTATGTAGATTATAATATTTACAGAATATAAATTCAGCGCCAAAACCAAAAGTATCTCGGTAAATATTGTTTTGTTTGTCTGTAGCAACCTGGCCCATCCCCTGGATCCCAGTATCAATTTTATTATAGTGGCGAGCTTTAGCAGTCATCTCTACTATTTGTTGCTCTAATGGTTCCAGGATGTACTTACTATTTATCTCCATGAGCCTCTAATACCTCAAATTCTTTTCCTCCAAAGGCTTTTATAAACCGATCTAGTTTAGATATACCATCTTTTTTATCTCGAACTATTGCCAGGGATAAAAAGTTAGTTGACCAGAATTTATCTGCTACAGCTTTTTTACAAAGCCAATAAAGCTGCCTGGGATTAACATTATCTTTTACATCGCATAATCTGATAACATTTAACCAGTTTATTTTTTGCTTAGTGTTTTTTGGTCGGTTTCTCTCTGGAAATAATAATATCAAATGATCATAGGCAATAATATATTTTTTATCTAAATCAGCAACTTTTTTAAAGTTGGTGCTATTATCTTTTATATTATTATTAATATTATTAGTATATATATTATCCTGGACATTTTTGTCCACATCCCTTGGACAATTTTGTCCCCCCTGGACATTTTTGTCTATATCCCTTGGCGTGATCTTTAGATACCTTTTATTGACCATTTGAGTTTGTTTGTCGTAATCCATTTTAACATCTATAAAGCCTTCAGTATAGAGCTGTTTTACCCACCTAGATATAGTTTTTATATCGACATTGTATAAATCAGCAAAGTATTTGTTTTGCGCCCAGCAAACGCCTTTTTTATTACTTAGGGCGGTTATTTCCCCATATAATAACTTAGCATTAGGGGATAGGTTATCATTATACCTAACCTCCGCTGGTATTATTGCATAGTAGTTTGGTTTCATTTTTAATTAAGTATCCTCAACTATTTTTTTAATCCTGTCACAAAATGATCTGATATCTCCAAAGATTCTCTGGAACTCCTCTAATGTAATTTGATTATCATCAAACAATTCCCATAAAACTTCAATCAGTAGATCGTACTCAACCTCAGTCATCATACCTACATACTCATAACGAACTCCTACCTCTCCTATCGTAGTAGTAGTTCGCCACATACGCTGATCTATTTCATTCCAGTAAACGTTTCTAAATTCACTCATGGCTCATATAATTATCTATGATTTCCTTTGCCGCATCGAATGTATTACACCATTCGGCAACCCAGGAAGCATTTTTAAGGCGTTTTAAGCACTCTAATTGATTTTCTGTAGGTTTATTATATCCTACCTTTAATTCGAGCGCTAAACCGCTGTATTTTAATTTTGATTTAAAAACTAGAATATCTGGAACTCCAGAAACGCCACCCAAATATTTAAACTTGTAACGCTCAAAAGGAGTACGCTTACCCTCATTAGGTACATGAATAGCAAAAACTCCTGGATATTGCATTTTAATGTAATTCATAACATTGTTTTGCAGAGTGTCCTCTTTTGTTAAATATTTTTCGAATGGATTTTTTGTCTGCATATCTAAAATATCCAGGGTGTATAACTCTGGGAATTTCGTAAGTTTTATTTTTCTTTACGTCTGGTTTTAACCGACTTACTATATTATACAAAGCTATATATTTCTCATCAAATTCTTTATCTGTTTTTCTTAAATCATCGCAGCTCCTAATATTATGCAATGCTGTAGCGTGATCTCTGTTTAATGAATTACCAATAACAGCTAAACTTTTGCCAGTAAATACTCTAGCCAGTGAAAAATACATTTTACGAGCATCTACTAAATACCTGGACCTACTTTTTACATTTATTTTCATTGCAAAATAGCGTTCAACTATTAACTCAATCTGTTTTAATTTTATAGTCATTTGTTTGGTTTTTAGTTTTATAATATTAAAGCGCCATCATCCATATAACCAGCAGCAGTATAGCCTTTAGCTATGCCACTATCTAAATAAAAACGCCAGTCATTGAGTGCTAAATTATAAGCCTGTCTGCCCTGGGTAATCATATCATCATCTAAAGCGTAAACCTCTACGCTGTAGGGATAGTTTGTTTCAACTGCTACAAATCTAAAATTCTCAGCTGGAAAGCCTAGCATATCAGAATAAAATACACTTTGTAGATGATAGGCATACTTATAAAGATCCCTTCTAAATGCTATCGGTGAATTATCCTGGCAAGTTTTAACATCAGCTATCCAGTTATCTCCAAATACATCTGGGCGCACTCTTATAGGTACATCATTAGCTGTACCATAATGAGAAAGCTCTACAGTTCCTGTGCAATATTTTTGCGCTAGATCATGCTGTTTAAAATTGTACATAATACCAGAAATAGTATCCATGTCGTTATCCCTTAATTGTTTGCGATCCCCAGCTAGTTTTTCGTGCTTTGCTTTTATTTGCTTTCCCTCTTTTGTTCTGCCATCGTAATTAGGCATCAAATAGTAATCCTGGTCAAATTGTTTTTGCCCTTCTAGCATTAAAGTATGTACAGCTGTACCTAAAGCCATTGCTGGCGATTCTGTAAATTTTGCTGTTAAATAATGCTTTACTGATTTTTTATAAATCATTTTTAAGCCACTCGCTGAAATTGAATTATGCGAATGATATTGCTCATTAGTATCCTGTTTAGTGTTTAATGTTATTTTCATTTAGTTTAGTTTTTAAATATGCTATTTCGCCTTTGAGCATAGTTACCTCATTGCGACTGTTTGCTAAATATTCTAATAACGCTATGATGCGCTCCTCCATAAATTTTTTATCATCCTCTGGAGTATTATCGTATAAATCCGCTGTTGTAAATTGCTCTGGCATAATAATAAAAAATTAAGGGCAACCCTTTCGAGCTGCCCTGGTTAATTAAAATGGTAAATCATCCTCCTGTGCTACAGGATTGACTTGTTTTACAGTTTGTTCTTTAGCTGGTTCCCATTGATCTAATTCAATGTACTGCTTACCACTTTTGGATGTTAAAACATTTAAGTTTACCCAGCCATTTTTAGCATTTTTCTGCAAGAAAGGAACTGCCTCATCTACTTTGATGCTCACATTTCCCACCACAAACTCTGGAGCGGATTCTCTACGCTTAAAGCTGAATCCATCAGCGAAAACTTTCTCAGTTGTCATAATTCTACTATTTAAATTTATTTATTATTTGTTGTTTGTACTCATTTGAAACATTATACTCGCTGAGTACTTTACGAGCATTTTCTTTTGTGCCTTTTAAAACTGCTGCTAGATCTGATTTAGATAGCATTGGTTTTTGATTAGCTACAGCATTACTTACCTCCTCAGCGGATGCTATAGATGTATCTACGCCAATACCTAATAAACCTAATGCTCTACCTATTGCTGAGGTTTCACAGTTTTCTATATGAGAGCTTTGATTAATAAAGCTGCTGCTCATATATTCCTCAGCATGGCCAGTTGATCTGATTAGTTTGTTTTCATCAAAAATAACCGCTCTAAATTGTACTAGTCGATCCTTTTTGACTTGACATACCTCATCTTTAATTTTGATAGTTTCGATACCCCATTTCTCGTATTTTTTCTGAGAATGAAAGTAAGCGATTCTCTCATTGACCTGGACATACTCCTTGCCCTTAATTTTAATTGATTTTAATTCACTCATAGTTTTAATTGATTTAATTTTAAATTTAATTGCTTTAATTTTTTAATGTCCGAAATGGTAAAACGATCTGGATCCTGTAGCTTAGTTCTCAGAGTAGCATAAGTAATACCTAAAGTATTTACTACAT